TTCGCCGTCGATCGTCCCGGTGAGCTCGTAGACCGTGTCGCTGTCGGAGTTGACGAGGATCGGCCACGTGGCGTCGTGCGCGAGCGCCGTCGTGTTGATCGTGCCTCCCCAATAGTTGATCTCAGCCATCAGCGCTCCACGAGGACGATTGAGTGTTGCTCCTGATTCGAGCCGGGGAAGTCCATCGACGGCGAATCGACCCAGACGCGGAGGAGCGGCATCACCGCGAGTTCGATGATGTCGCCAGCCGTACACGCCGAGAGGCAGAACTTCGTGTAATCGAGATAGTCGCCGCTCGCGACGGGAGTGTCCGCGATGTTCACGGTTCCGGACGACGGCACGGACGGCGATGAACCTGCGACCATCACGACCGTTTGAACGGTCCCGTTTTTCCAGCACAGTGCCGGGTAGAGATTCGCGATGCCCTTTACGCTCGCGGCATCACGGCGCCGACTGGCGATGTAGAAAGCGGTCTGCCCAGCCGTGGCCGTGTAGTACGCGCGTTCGTACTTCCACCACGCGAGCGTATGGAAGCCGCCGAGAAGGCGCAGCCGTTCGATCGTGCGCACCTCGTCCATGCTGTCGGAGTCGAGCCCATCGATCGGAATCGAGATGCGGAAGGTCTCCTCGATGTTCGGGAGCCCCGCGAGTTTGTACGCGCGATAGAGCTTCGTGTCGCTCATCGTCTTGACGGCCGACTCGTTGCGCTCGGGCGTGACCTGAGCCGACGACGCGCCGAAGGTGAGGAGCGTGCCGTCGATCTCCAGGGTTTCGCGAATGCCGAGCGCTTGCGTCATCAGTGCCCCACGTACTGATTCATGATGCTGCCGAATTCGCCTTCGTCAAGCGCGCCGCTGAACTGAGTGCGGTCGCGCGGTTTCGTCGCGGCTTTCTTCTTCTGCTGTGCCTTGCGCGCCGCCGTCTTGACCTGAGACATCCATGAAATGTCGGCACGCGTTAGGCGTCGCAACTGAATCTCCAGCGCGTTTAGCGCCGGGCTGTTCGCGTCGGCGGCACAAATTTGCTGCCAGAGTTCGTAGAGCGATCCGGCGTAGCCCTGCTCAAGGCCGGAGCTGGCGGATGATCGCTGTGCTGCTTTCATCTCGGAGATGGACGCTTTGACGGAATCGCGAACAGCGACGGCTGTCTTGCCGAGTTCCTCGATGTCGCCGCGCACGGCCGAGACGCTGGCCCGTAGAGTTTTCCAGCTCATGCGACTGGCGTCTCCTTGAGATTGCCGCCACCGAGCTTCCCTGTCTTCGTTGGGTCGGATCGACGGATGTCAATCCCGTCGTCATCGTCATCGCTACCGGCGCGCGAAAGTTTCTGCATGTCCTTCGTGACGGTGCGCACGGACTCGGCGAGCTGATCCACGATCTGCTTCAGCCCGAGTAGTTCGGTCTTCGGGGCGTCCATCTTGATGTCGGCAAGACCCTTGAGTGCGGCCGTCGTTTCGTTGACGACAGTTGCCGCCTTCTTCTGTGCGTCCGCCTCCTTGTCTGTCGCCGCCGCTTCCTCGTCGGTAATCTTCACGAGTCGCTGCTTCAGTTTGACCCGCGATTCTCCGGCGTCGAACGATTCTTTGACGCCCATCGTCTCGGCGACGACTTCGCTGCGATAACGCTCGACGGCACCGGTGACGGTGTTCGTCCACAACGACTCTTCTTCCGTCACGCCAGCGAGGTTCTCTACTTCTTTGGCGAGATCGGCTTTTTGCTTCGCCAGAGCCTTCGCCTGTTCTTCTGCTCGCTTTGCTGTTGCTGTCGCAGCTTCTTCCGCTGCCTGATGGTCTGCGAGCGACTTACTTAGCGTCGATTGACGCTGTGTGAGCATCGCCAACTGGTCATCGAGCTGCTCTAATTCTTGACGCGACCGCGCGACGGCCGCCGAGTCTGCCCCGAAATCCTCGGTTTGCTGCGTCAGCTTTGCCCGCATCGCGTCGATGGCCTGCTCGACCATGCGCATGTTGGCTTCGGTGTTCCGGAGCTGATCCGCGTTCTCTTGCCCCTGCGCGCGATTGTCCGAGGCGTCGATCTGCGCCGTTTGCATCAGCGCCTGTTGTTCCTTCAGTGCCTCATTCAGCTTCCGCGTTTCGTCTGCGATCTTTTTCTGGGACTCGGCGAATCGCTTCGCCTCTTCTTCGGCCTTCTTCTGCGCGTCAACGAGTGCCGCCGCTTCGGCCGCCGCGTTCTTCAGTTCATCGCGCTCGTGTCGAAGTTCATCATTGGTCTTCGATACGGAATCAGCGACGCCATGAAAGCCGTCGCTGATATTCGACAGCGCGCGCGACGCGCCTTCCACGTCGCCCTTGAGCACTGCCGCGAAGCCCTCTCCGACGCCGACCAGCACATCCGCGATTCCCGCGAACGCCGCCTTGAACCGCATACCGACGAGTTCGACCTGGTCGTTCCACTCCGACATGTCGGTCTTCGCAAACTGGTTGAACTGCTGCCCGGCCGCAACTCCAGCGGTGAACGCCGCCGCGACAAAACCTAACTTCTCCGCCGCGGCCCCGGCCCTGCCGCCCATCGATTCGACCGCATCGCCGAAGCCCGTGAACCCGCGCGTGCCTGTCGTCGTTTGCACATTCACGTCATCGAGTTCTTCCTTGATGCGCGATGTCGTGACAATGGCCTGCTTTTGTGCGGCTTCGAGTTTGCCATAAGCGGCCTTCGCTTCCGGCCCGAGCTTGTCGAGCGAGAGTCCGGACTTCTCGATTTCCTGATTCAGAAGTGTCTGCGCGATCGTCACCTTGCGGAGATCGCGCGGGCCGGTGACGGCTCCGATCTCGAGCCTGCGGTTGAAATCCGCCGCCGCCAACTCGGCGCGCAGAAACGACTGACGCAACGGCTCAGGAAGATTCCCAAGCTTGTCAGCCTTGCCTCCGGCCGTGGCGGCGTCAACCTTCTGCTCGAGCCGATCAATGGCGACGCCGACATCCGCGAAGCCTTTCTCGGCTGTCGCGGTGTCGGTATCGACGCCGATCAGGATTCGTGCAGTGCGATCCGCCATCGCGTCACGTCCTCACGCTACGCCACCGTTGCGATGGTCGTGATCAGAGTCTCCGTGATCGGTACGGCGGCCGTGTCGGGATCGTAGTACAGCGTGCCCTTCACTTCCTCGTCGTAGGCGTTCGGCCCCTTGATGCCGTCGTTCCCAGCGTCGTCGATGCGCCAGTTCGGCGCCGCGATGTCCCATCCCTCGTAGTACGCCGTCGAGCCGATGCGGTCGCCGCGCATCGAGGCGAGGAACGAAACCTTCGCGCCACTGCGTGCGAGACGGAGGAACGTGCGATCCAGGTAGCGGCGCTTGAAACTCACTGTCGCCATGCGCTGACCGTTGTCGTTCACGCGGCGCGCGAACGCGTTACCGAGCGAGAAGTACGCCTCGCGCGGGCGATCCATTTCAATCGTCGCGCCTTCGACTTCGATCTCGCTTCCGCCGATCGTGAGCGTGCAGCCGACCGCAGTAAGCGGCTGCTTCTGTACGTAGGTGACCGTGGTCTGGCCACGCTGTTGCGCGCACTGCCACTCATCGTTCGCCGTGATCGCCCCGCCAGCGGTGAACATGAACTCAACTTTCGCGTGCGGGTAATTCGCACCCATGCGCTCACCGTCGGACAGCACGAGATCCTGCCAGACGCCTGCGTACACAGGCATCTGCACGCCCGATCCGCCGTACTGTATCCAATGCAGCTTCCCGGCGCCGGATGTCGAAGCCGCGACGGTCACGGTCATGTGCGTGGCATCCGTCACGACGTCGACCGTGCGCACGGTTTCGCCGGTGATCATGATGAGATCGCCTGCGGTGTATTCCGTCGTGAACTTCGTGCCCGATCCAACCAGCGCGGTCGAGCCATTCGTCGTGATGGTTCCGGTTCCGGCGAGCGTGCCCTCGACCTTCGTCGTCCCGTCCAGAGCGCCGGTTGTGACGACGGTCGCCTTCAGCCGCACCTTGCGCGTGTCCGTCTCATCGGACCAGCCACGGAACACGAGCTGCCCCGTGTAGGCCACGTTCACAGCAATCTCGCTCGGCTCGTCGAAATGCGTCGTTGTGCCGAACAGAATTTGCTGCGAGAGGTCGATGATCTTGTTGCGCTCGATCTTGAGAATGGTCTTGCCGATCTTCCCGCAGTCGATGCGCTCCTCGTAGTCGTCGTCGGTGTAGCGTCGCGCGTACAGCGTCGCGATGTAGTCACCGAGCGGCGTATCGACGCCGACGTTTTCCGGCCGACACTCCCACGAATACGCGCCGCTTACAAGCGTTGTGATGTCCGTCCAGCCCTGGTAGTGCGCGCGCATCCGCACGATGGAATCCACGTCGGGCTGTCGATCGAGGTTCCCGCCAACGTCGCCCTTCACCCGCTGATTTCGCAGGATGTGATCGATCGGCGCGATGTTTTTCGTCGCTTCGCTCCCAATCTTCGGCGCGAACGCCTCCGATGCGACGAGCAGCCCGTACAGCGTCGAGAGATTCGGGACGCCTCGCGACACCTCGAATCCCCATGCCCATTGCGATGCGCTTCCCAGAGGGTTGTCGCTCATGGCGTTCTTCTCCTATCGTTCGCGCCGTAGCGCAGCGGTTAGTGCTTGCTCGTTTTCTTCGTTGGCGTCTTCGTGGCATCAAGCTTCGCCGCGAAATCATTCGCCGCCTCTTCTGCTTTCTGGAATGCCTTGGCCACTGGCGCAGGCAGAGGTCCGTCGGCCTCGTCCTTTGCGGCGATCTCTTTCGCCGTGGCTTTGCGGATCTTCAGATGCGGCTGCGCGATGAGCTTCTCGCCGATCGAGTCGGCAACCTCGCCCGTCACTCGCCCGCCGCGAAACACGATGTGCTCGCACGTCACGACTTCATGGGGTCCGCCGTCATAGATGAGTCTCATATCAGCGCTCCTGTCCTGGCATTTTCGTTACAGGTGTAGGCGAGCCGCAACGGATACAACGTCACATCCCGGAATCGTTGCGGCGTTTCTTCGTTCATCGCCGAAAGGTGAATGTTCAGCGCGTTATCCGTATCGTCGGGGTCCATCAGCTTCCCCGGTACGTACTGGTTCTCACCCTTGATCGCGACATCGCGCATGTGCAGAAAGATGTCGTCGCTGTTGAGTTCCCCGTCGACGAGCTGCTCCGGCTGTGTGCGAATGTAGAGCGTCGCCATGATTTCGTAGACGGGCTGCGCGAATCCGCTCGGCAACATCCCGAACACGCCCGACGGCCGTACCGCCTGAATCATGATGTACGGCGCATCAAGCAAAGTCGCTGCGAGCGCTTCGACTGGCCAGACTTGGATACGCGCGGCTGCTTGCGGGGAGTCAATCGACCCCGATCCAATCGCACCGCCCAATCGCTCAAAGAGACCTTGCGAATTTGCGTACGCCTTTCCGCCCGCTGTCGTCGTCGCGGCCGTCGTCGTCACAAGCGTGTCGTTATCCGTGACGGAATCCACGATCAGCGGCTCGAGCTCGCCAGCGATCCAGATCGAATCGCCCGCCGAGAAGTCCGTCGTGAACGCCGTGCCTCCGGCGCCCGCGATCGTCGTCGTGCCGTCTGTCGTCACCGTCCCAGCGAGCGGTGTCGCGACATCATGGCGGTATAGGTACGCGAGCCGCTCAGCGAGTCGCGAACGAGTCGATCGCCGGATGCTACTCACTGGCGTATCTCCCGGTCTCCATCAGCCAGTCCATCGACATGTCGAGAATCTTGTCGTAGTCCTCGTCCTGGATTAGAAGGAACGGACGCTCCGGCAGATTGTTCGGCGCGTAGCCGTACTGATGTGCAGCCGCGTAGGGAACCTCCGTGCCGAACAGCATCCGGTGTGGTCCGGTATCCCATACGCTGTACTGATTCCCGCTCTCGCTCGCGATGCTGTCGCGGAGCGTCTCACTCCAGACGAGGACTTGCGTGTGCCCGACGCGCCGCGCCTTACGCAACGCATACGCCTCACTGAGAGGCTCCCACGTTGACGGCCGTCCGCCAGCATCGAAGGTCTTGCTCGCGCTCGGGACCAGCACGTCGCTGCGGATGTCGATGAATAGCTCCTCGCAATCCGCGAGACTGCGCTCGACGCCCGCGAGCTGATCGCGAAGCTGCTTGAGCAGCGAGCGATCGAACCGATACTTGACGTTGCCCATCAGCCGCGCTCCAGTTGCACCGAACTGAACGGCGCCCCAGCACGCGCCCGCAGGAAATGGCGGTCGCTGTGAATCTGATTCGTCCACGCCTTGATGAGTTGCGCGCGCACCGTAGCGTCCGCGATCGTCTCGAGAAACCCAGAGTCGTTCATCTGCATCTCGCGGAATTCGGCGCGGATGAGGCGCATCGTCGCATCGAGCAACTGACCCGACTGATCCGCGGTTGCGTACTGGCTCGTGAGCGATTCGAGCTCGTCCGCGTAATCGCGTTCGACGCGCGCCTTGATCGAGTTGACCACGGTATCGCTGCGCCAATTCGCGTGCTTCGCGAGGTTGAAATACGAGAGGTACTCCTCCGCGCCCGGCGTGGTGATCGCCAGATCGCCGACGTACTCGCGCCGGAAGACAAGCATCTGCCCGCTCGTGAAGTCCGCCATCGCGTCACCTCTCTCGTTGTGCCGGGCCGCTCAATGGCTGGCGGCCCGGCACAACGAACTAGAGAATGCCCTCAATGCGGCAGGCCGCGGCGGGCTGGAGCACAACCGCTCCGGCGAGAAGCGCGCACTTGAGCGTCTGTGTCCCAGCGACGCCGGCGCCACCGATCGCGTGGCTCTCGATCGAGAGCTGAATCGCGATGCCGGTATCCGGATCAGCGATGGTCTGCTGATACACGCCCGACCCCGGCACGAAGGACGGAAGCTGGCGCAGTGCCAGACCGAAGGCCGACGGATGCCAGACGAGGTTATGCGAGCGCGCCGTCGTGTTCGTGTGAAGCAGCGGCGTCAGGGCGTCGTCATCCGCAGCAGCGGCGATCAGTGGCGGGTAGATGTTGAGATCGATGTCCTGCGTCGAAGCGACAGCGGTATCGACCACGACGTAGCGATACCCGCCGAGCGTGAAGGTCGAGCCCTTGAGAATCGTGAGGCCCGAGCCGACACCATCGACGTGAATCGTGGTCGATCCAACCGCGTACCCGGCGACGAGATCGACGAGCGGCGTGCCCCATGCGGCCGTGGCCGACAGGATCGACGTTTCGACTTGGGTCGTCTCCATGAGGTCGATGCCGTAGATGCGGCCCAGGTCGCCGTCCATGCGCGGACCCGTGGTGCCAGCCTCGTTGACCTTGAGCAGCGCGTCGAGCTGACGGAGATTGTGACCTTCGCTCGTGTTCACGCAGCCGTAGAGCGGCGACATCGGCGACTTGTTATCAAGCAGCCGTTTGCGCGCCGCCGACAGGTGGAGCAGCTTGTCCGTCGCGTTGAATGCGGCAGTCGCGTCGGTCTCGCCCACTTCGTTCGGAATCTTGTTCCAAAGACCCATCACGAGCGAATCGACTCCGGCTGCCAGGGCGCCCGCCGTCTGCTCCGCAGCGCGACCCATGAGATCGACGCTGGCAAAGGCAACGTCGAGCTGATCGAGCGCAGCCGCCGAATACAGCTCGCTCATCGTCACCTGGTAGTTGCCGTTCGACAGGTCATCGACCACGACGGCGCCACCCTTGGCACGCGTGCGGGCCGTACCGCTGAAGTTGACGAACGGCACGTTGATGATCGCGCCGTGCGCGGCGGGCTCGCCGATGAAGTTCGTCGTCACGCGCTTCGCCATGTGCAGCATCGGCACAAGACGCGCGACGATCATGGAGCCGTAATACTGGAAATTTTCGAATGTCAGACTGTTGGCCATGTCGGTGTCTCCTCAGAGTCACCTGACACGTCAGCGTGGATTCGCGGATCTACCGGGCACCCTGCGCGCGCAGGTGTTCGAACACTTCCTTCTCGTGTTCGGCAAGATACTTCGGGTCCGTCTTCGCCCGTTCGAGATCCACTCCAGCGGGGGCTCCGCGTGGTGCGGCGCTACCCGCGCCGCCAACTCCTTGGGGCGGGAACCAATGAGGCGTCAGGATGTTGAACTTCCGCAGCGTCTCGCCGCGCAGCACAACGGTCTGCGTCTCCCCGCTTTCGTTCGTGATGTCGAGAATGGCGTGCTCGTCTTCCGTGATGCGCGCTCCACGAGCCTCAAGAAACACGATGGCCTCATCGACGTTGATGACCTTGGCTTCCGTGAGGATCTTTGTGAGGTTCGCTCGGAGCAGCTTGCGCTGCGCGTGTGCCTCTCGTTCCTTGTCCTTGGATTCCAGCGCCTCGATGCGCTGCTTTGATTCGTCGAGCTTCGCGAGCGCTTCCGACAGGCGAATCGATGCCGCGTCATCCTGCGTCGCCGGCGCGCCCGGCTTTACGTTTGGCACCTGTTTCGCGAGCAGTTCGTTTTGGAGTTTGAGCGCGTCGCGCTCTTCCTTGAGCTTCTTCTCGTTCCATCGGCGCGTGGCGTTCTCGTCGCGCAACTGGCGGATGTGCTCCGCGGTCACGAGCTCCGGCTTGATCTCATCCGCGGCACCGTTGCCACCCTGGGTTCCGGCGCTGTCTCCACCGATCTGCGGCGGGGCGGTTGGTTCGACGCTCATGCTTGATTTCTCCTCGCGTTAAGTCGTGCTGCGTTCGTGGATAGATTACGCTTGCGCTTTCGTTACGTCAAATTGCGGCGCGGTTTAGGTTTCATCCCGCGCCCTGTCTTTGCCTTTCTTAATCGCGTCCTTCACGTTCACTTTTTCGAACGTATCGGGATCGCGCGAACCGGAGGCGACGATCTCGCAGCGGCACTGAATCCGACCGAAACTCGAGCAGAGCAGTACCGGCGAACCTGGTAGCCCGACCGCACGCCATTCCTTGATCGTCATCTCCTCGCCATGACGATCCGCGCACGCCGTGTCGAATGTGTCCTCGCATACGTGATCGTCCTCGGTCGTAACCCACGTGAACTTCCCCGGCGTCCGACCTAACGACTCGTCGCGCACCCTCTTGCCGATGTCATTCGTCATCGACGGCCCGAGCGGCTTTGTTTTCCGCGCCAGCTCGTCCTGCATTTTCTCGGCAATCTTCTCGCGCTTGAGCACTTTGTCGAGCGCGTCGCCGCTCAGCCCCTTCTTCAGCCCGCGGCGGAACTGCTCCTGCAAATCCTTGATCGCGCGCCGCGCCTGCGCTTCGAACGCAACGCGCCAATCCTTCATGACTTCTTCGGCGATGGCCCGCGCTTCCCGCTGCGTGAGCGGCTGAAGCCCAGTAGCCTTCGCCCAGCTCCGCGCCTCTGCCATCGCGTCGGCAATCTCACCGAGCATCGCGTTGCCGGCGTCATTCGTCAGTCGCCGCGCGAGCCGCACGGCGTTGCCGCGGATGATCTCTTCCGGCGTGAGCTGGCGCATGAGCCGATCGATGCGGATGCGAGACGCCTCTTTGAGCGCCTCCACGTTTTCGATGTGCTTACGGATGGCGTTTGCTGAGGCCAACGTTACCCCTCCGCTTCACGCTCTACCGCGGCCATGCGCTTCGCCATCGACCGCGAGTGATCCCACCCGATGCGCGCCATTCGCTTCGCGTGCTCGATGTCCTCAATCGGCATCGTCCATCCGCGTGTGTACTCGCGCCACCACGATTCGAAGGCGTCGTCTTCGGTGATCTTCGTCACGGGCCAGCCTCAAGCGGAACGGCGGAACGCTCGCCCGCGCGGACATCGGCGCATCCCATTTCCACCGCCGTCACGGAGAAGTCCGATGGGTCGCCGGTGAGTTTTGCCTCCCAGAGAAATTCACGGATCGCCTGTGCGACTCCCGTGATTCCGAACCGCTGCGCGTGTGCGTCGCCACATTCGATCGTCACGATAAACTGTCGCCGCACTACGCCACTCCGTCCTGTGCGCTCATGATCTCGCGGACGCGCTGAATCGGGTCGGTACCATCGGCCATCATGTGGTGATCGGCCGCTGTTGCAGCGAGCTTTGCGATGGTACCTGCATCCGTGCGCGGGAACATCGCCTGAAGCAGCGCGAGGTATTGCATCTCGACGACGTCGCGCCCCGGCTTCGTCTCGAACAGCTTCTGCGTCTGGTCCTGAAGTTCGGCGACGTTCTGCACACCGAACTTGCGCGGGTAGCTGATCGTGATTTCTGCGGCTTCGACCTGCTCGGATGTTGCGCCGCGATACCGGAGATAGATTTCCGTGGCGCGGCGCTCCGCGTTTTCGAGTGCCCTCGCTCGCTTCGCGATGGCGCGCTCAGACTTCGAGAATTCGACGAGCGCATGGAAGCCGCTCGTGGTCTCGATTGCGCCGACCATCGCACGCATATTCGCGACTTCGTATGCTGCCGCTTTCTTCCGATCGCGTGACGCCATGAGTGTCGCGTGTGATTCCTGATCCGGCGAGATCCAGACCGGCGGCCCGCTCTCGCCGTCGTAGATCATGAGCGTATTCAGTCCGATCGAGTGCTTCTTCGTGTCGAATCCGTTCGCATCCTTGACGCCGAGCGCCAGGAACATCGCGGCCTTACGCTCGACCTCGCGGGCTTCGGAGTCCTGATTGAACACGGTCTGCGCGAGACGCGCGACGCTCAGCATGTCGGTCGGGCCGACGTACCAGTCATCGACGGGCTTGTGATCGTGTAGCGGAATCACCGGCACGACGCCCGTGCCGTTCGGCCCGGTGTCCGGCGTGCCGTTCGACCGCTCCGCCAGTGTGATCGACTTGTCGTCGCGCTCGAATGCCGCCCACCCGCTGCGTGACCAGACGCGGAACGGGCAGCGGAGCGGATCACGCGTGTCGCTGCGCGGCTCCATGATGATGACGGCGTCGAGTTCGTCGTCATCGTCGAGATGCCAGTGCGGAACATTGCGCGTCCTGACGGCGTACATGTACGGGAGCTGGCCTAACACGGATTCGTCGGCAGCGGTCTGCGCGAGTTGCTCCGGCGCATCGACGACGAGCCATCCGGTGAGGTACAGCCGCGCCTGTCGGAACGCGAATTCCAGAACGTCGAGAATCCCGTTGCGCTGGCGGTCGGCGTTGGCCCAAAACTCAGCAGTGCGCGGATCGGAGGACGAGCGCCGAATCGAATCCTCCTGTTGCAGGATCACGTCCCACGGCGTCATGCATACGGTTTCGGCGAACTGATCGTAGTCCGTGATGGCGCGACGCTCCCGGAGGTTCAGCGTGTCGGCGCCCGTCGAAGCGTCGGCCTCTTTGCGGAACGGCGTGATGTACCCACCGTCCGCAAAGCCGCCCGTACCGTTGATCGCGTCCTCGAGGAATTGCCAGATGGATTTGATATTGCGCTGGAGTTGCGCTGTGCCAAGCACGGTTTCGAAGGCGCGATAGGAAGGGTGCGGACCATCCTGAAGATACGACGTGACCAAGTCGATTGCGGGCTGATCCAGCTCACCAAAATCAGGCATGTCGGATGGAAGAGTAAGCCCGCCGCGTGTGCCGCGTCAAATGCTACAGCCCGCGTGGTGACTCGTTCCGAATCGTGATCTTCGAATTCTGCCACGCGATGTTGACCGAATCGGCTCGGTCGGGTGAGTCGTCCGGGTCGAGCACCCGCGTCTTGCGTCGGTCACCGCTGTCGTCCCATCGCCACGCGCTGAGCTGCCCGATCAGTAGCGGGTCGTCCTGAATTCCGATCTCTCCGGATCGGAATACATCGGCCAGCGCGAACACGTCTTCGGCCTTACGGCTCACGAAGCGTTCGGTGTCTCGAGGCGGGTTGCCGGGCTGGTAGCGGTAGACCTTCATCCGCGATCCGTTCGCGGTCTCGAGTTCCTCGATCTTCGACGCCATCGGTCCGCCCATGCCTGGAGCATCGACCCAGATCTCTTCCGCTCCCCAGTCGTGCGCAAGTTGCCATGCGCGCGCCGCACTTTTCATCTCGTCCCATCCCTGCCATGCGTTGATCGCGATCTGCTGGCGCCCCTGGCGGAAGGTGAGCGCGCACTCGTCGGAGCCGAGTCCGGCCGGATCGAGGCTCGCGATCTTCGGAGCGTCGGTATCGACGAAGCGGCGCTCGGTTGCGGCGCGGATTGCGTCGAGCGGGATAACGGTGTACTCATCGGCGCCCGCGAATTCCGCGAGCTGCTGTTGGCGAAACCACGGATTCGAGTCTCCGAGCCGGAGCCGTTCCGCCTCGCAGTGCGCAGCGAGCCGCGGAATCTGCGACGACGCGACGCGAATCTGCGCGCCCCATAGGTTGCGCTGCGACGTGAAGGCGTCGGCAAACCATCCGAGCGGCGGGCCGGGCGTGCCGATCGCAATGAGCTTGTTGACCTTCGTCGCGTCGCCTAACATGCCGGCGACCGAGTCGCGGAAGTGATTTCGGATGCCCTTCGCCTCGTCGAGCACGACGAAGGTTCCACCGTCGCCGCCGTGGCCGCCCTCGATGTTTTCCGCGCGATCCGATGCCATGCCGTACATGCGCCACTGCGCGTGTGGTGTCTTGATCTCGGAGAGCAGCACTTCAAACTTCGGGAACAGCTTCGGGAGTTTTGACACTTGCCAGAGCTTGCGGATCTCGACCCAGATCGCGCGTTCGACCTGGCGCCAGACCGGGGCCACGGTTGTGACGAGAGACTCCGGCCGCGTGCAGAAGAAATGCAGCGCGCTATACGCTGCGTAGCGTGTCTTTCCGCCATCGCGACAGGTGACGGCCGCGCTGTAATCGTGCGCCGCGTAGTTAGCCAGGGCTTCGATCTGCCAGTCGCGCGGTCGCTGGCCGACCGGGAACATGTCCGAAGCCCAACACACGGGATCGCGCTGGTAGATTGCGAACAGGGCGACGCGTCTACTCGTGATCGGCACGGCCGCTACTCCCGTGACGAAAACCGGCCACTCGCGAAGGGCGCGGATTCATGAGCGGCTTACCGTTCGCGTCGTAGAGCAACGGCCGCGATGGTTCACGCTCGACCTCGATCACGTCGATGGACTGCCGATCTTGCCACGGCTGATCGAACGGGTCGAATCCGGATCGCCTACGCATGGCTAGTTAGGCGGCTTCCCGTCGCCATCCGATACTGGCTCACCCAAGTGTTTGCGCTCGAGTTCCATCAGCATCTCGTCCACGGTCTGCTCGCCATCGCCAGGTTGCGGGACGTAGCGGTCGCGATACTTCGCGGGGTTATTCGCCTTGAGCAGAAAAATCAGGAGAAGATCAGACCCGCTGAATGCACGATCGAATGCAACGGACTCTAGCGAATCAATCGCCCTAACTTTTGCTGCCGCAAAACTTTTGACGTATTCAGGATCTTTCTCCAGCCAATCGTAGTGCGTGCGACGAACGATCCCGGCGGCCGTAGCTGCGGCGCTAAGCGATCCTCGCGCCTCGTACTCAATCAGGAACGCAGCCTTCCTACCGGCTGGAGTCGGCGGCACCACCGGCTTCGGATTTGGCTTGACATCGCCGCTTTTATGCTGTGCGTCTTTGCGAGCCACGCTTTGATTCTACTCCACCCGCGATTTCGGCGGCGTGTCGAGTTCAATCTGCTCATCGATTCGGTGCTCGTAGCATCGCGCCGATTGCGCCTTGCTCTCCGCTTCGGCTCGAGTCAGTCCTGCGTCGAATTCGAGAATGGCAGCGCGTTCCTCGAAAGCGAGAACGCATTCGGCACACTTCACTTCGCCCTCCGGTTCCACGCAGCGATGGCGTCACGTTGGCGTTGACGGACGATGCCGATACAACACGATTCACACCCTACTTGCGTCTGGTTGTCGCCACCCATTGTCTCGCGCGTCGGCGACTCCCCGCAGAACGGACACGGCAGCAGCTTCGGCGCGTGGCCGTGGCACTTTTCCGGTTCGCCAATGAGGGCATGATTCAAGTTCGCTTCACACGATGCGCACACCTCGCGCTCACACGTCAGACAAACGTCGACGAAGGCGAACCAGTGGAACAGCGCGTGGCAGTCCGCATCGGTGACGGTCCACTCGCCGAATCGCCATGCGCTCGTGATCGGGTTGCCGGTTGCGATCGTTCCAGCCTTCGTGTTTGCACTCGCCAGCGGCGTCTCGATATCCTTTCGCAGCTTCGGTCTCTTCTCGGTGTTCATGTTCTGGGTCTCCTCTCGTCCGTAGCTGATTGCTTCGGTGATGGCCGGATA